CTACAAATACCGTAACGCATGTTGGGAAAATCCTGACGCAGAATTGAGTGTATCACGATGAAAATGTATATTTGTATCAAAGACAGTACTCCGGTGGGCATGGCGATGAATGCCGCGGCCCATGCTGGGCTTATGTGTCATTTAGAGTATAAGGATGATGGTGCTTATCAGGCCTGGTTAGCAAACAGTTTTAAGAAAGTAACCTGCATGGTAACACCTGCAGAGTTTGCTATGCTTAAAGAACTAGAGGACCATGTAGTTGTAACTGAAAGCCGTATGGACAATGCTGAACTGGCAGTAGTCTTAAAGCCACGGCATGATGTTGAATGGCCTGAATTTGTTAACCTTTTGAAACTTTGGAAATAATATGTTAAAACATACACAAGGGAATCTGTTGGATCTTGCTGAAGCTGGCGAGTTTGATATTGTGGTACAAGGCTGTAATTGCTTTTGCCGTATGGGCTCGGGTATTGCCAAAGAGATCCGTGCTCGCTATCCACGTGCGTGGAATGTAGACTATGTGACTAACGAAGGCGACTACACCAAGCTGGGCAATTGGACAGATGCCGACTGTGGCAAGTTTTGGATCATCAATGCCTACACACAATACGACACAGCCAAGCAACCAGGCGAAGATGTATTTGAGTATTTGGCTTTTGAATTGATCCTGCAAAAACTTATTCACGTTCACGGCACCAAACGTATTGGCCTGCCCTACATTGGAATGGGCCTAGCCGGTGGCAACAAGGTAGCCATTATGAGTATGATTACAGCATTTTCCCTTGCAGTAACAGCTAAAGGCGGTTCAGTAACACTTGTGGAGTTTAAATGAAGATAAAATTTGATAAAGACACAATGCCCGATGAATTGTACAATGCGCTACTACAGCATTTTGTAAATGAAGCAGTAGGCCTAGGAGTAGAAGTAAATAAGTTTACACAGTTTAACAACTGGGTAATCGAGTGCGAAGTAGACAAAAAAGAATCAATACACTAAGGACTATAATGGCAGGAACAGCAAAATCGGTTTATCTAACAATAACCAAAAAAGGTAGTTATAAGACAGAATTTACTAAGGTATTTTTTGATGCAAAATCTTATAATGAATACGTTAAGACAGATGAGTTCAAAGCCAAGTGGCCTAAAGAAGAATACGAAATTACAAAAGAAGTTTATTAGAAGGAGGCATCATTATGCCGTGGATTGAAAATGTAGCGGCAGATGATATTCCAAAAAGATTTCATCATGACGCAGGTGAAAATAGTATGCTGATCAGTATCACTGATCCGGCAAGTTGGCGTCCGGTTCCAAAACACCAATTCAAAGAAATACATAACTTTGAGTTTTTGGATGTTGAAGAAAATGACCAAGTTCTAGAAGAAGCAATGAAGTGCAGTCAAGAAGATGCTAATCGACTTGTGGCTCTTTTACAACATGCTTTGGCTAATCATATGAATGTTGTTGTCCATTGCTTTGCAGGTATTTGCCGCAGTGGCGCAGTATGCGAAGTGGGTGTTATGCTTGGCTTCGAGGATACAGGGCGGTTTAGAAGCCCTAATCTGCTCGTTAAGCACCGTATGATGAAAGCCTTGGGTTGGACCTACGATGCGGACGAAAAGCCCAACATCGACGATTGGCGCACGTTTAGAAGCATAGACTAAACCGTCGTATAAAAACAACAACATCAGTTGACGTTCTAGTACTCTGATTGTATAATAGATGTATATTAACTAATAAGGAGGCGAATATGATGGTTGTTGCAAAGTTTAACGGACGTTGGGTTCACATCGTCAAGTTCGCTCGCGATGTTGCGTTCAGCACAGAAAAGGAATGGTTTATGGTTAACTTTGATTTTGAAAAGGCTAACCGTAAGAGAGAACAATTTAAGTGGGTTCCTGCTTCAACTCGTTTTGAAGCTGTTAAGGAATTCGTAGGAGAATAAAATGAAAACATGGGTAACAAGTGATTTGCACTTTGGGCATAAGAACATTATGAAGTTCTGCCCACAAACACGAGCCCGTTTCAACGATGATGTCAGCTATATGAACAATGCAATGGTAGAAGAATGGAACGACAAAGTTGCTCCAGAAGATACTGTTTACATTTTGGGCGATGTAGCATTTATGTCAGGCAGTGATGCAGGACGTATGATTAAGCGTTTGAACGGTACAAAGATTTTGATTGAAGGCAACCACGACAAGAAGACATTGAATGATGTAACTTTTCGTAGTGCATTTAAAGAAATCCACAAGTATTTGGATATTAAATATGATGGTCACAAGATTGTTATGTTTCACTATCCAATTTCTGAGTGGGATCAAATGCATCGCGGAGCATTACACTTTCACGGTCACTTGCACGGTGGTGTGAGCGGTTTGGAAAATTATCGTGCTATGGATGTAGGTATGGATTCAACCGGTGAAATCGTAATTTCAATGGAACGTGCTATCCGTTTGATCAAAGATAAAGAAATCAAAGGACATCATGTATGAAAGATGAAAGTCATTTATCAGTAAGTGAACAAAGTCTAGTTTTTCGTCTACGCAAACGAGCAGAGATTCGCAGGCAAATTCCTGGACGTAAAAGCGTTGAGGAAGGCGCCCGCGATCGTATAGCAGACCTGCTAGAAGAAGCCGCTGACGAACTTGAACGCTTGTACAAGATTGAAACAAAAGAAAAATATGCCACAAGGCAGTTATAAGGAAGTAAAATGGCTAAGTGTTATCAACTAGTAGGTGTGCCAGCCGCAGGTAAGAGTACTTGGGTTAACTCTCAAGTATGGGCCAAGGATTGCGCATACATATCTACAGACAAGTTTGTAGATGCTTATGCCCACGAAGTAGGTAAGACTTACAGCGAAGTGTTTAAAGACATTATGCCAAAGGCTGTTGACATGATGGCGGCAGAAGTTGTACAAGCACGAGAACAAGGTAAGGATATAATTTGGGATCAAACTTCAACTTCAATTGCTAGCCGTGAGCGCAAGTTTAATATGTTACCAGGTTACGAACATATTGCTGTAGTGTTTAAGACTCCTGAAAAGGAAGAATTACTTCGACGTCTAGCTAGCCGTCCTGGCAAGAACATACCATTAAATGTTGTTGAACAAATGGCATTTGATTTGAATATGGAGCCACCAACTCTAGACGAAGGATTTAAGGAAATTTGGTATGCATAAAAACGCACCTTCGGGTGCTTTTTTTTGACTAAAATTTCTACACTATAAATATGTACATGACAATACTCGGACTTGACCCAAATCACACGCCTTTTAAATATTTAGACGAATACATTACTGCACCCGATTGGGATAAATTGCATAACGAAGTTAGTTTAGGAATTGCCAAAGCTGAATGGAATAAGAAATTTGTTTCTAGCGGTGTACACAAACAGTGGGCAGAAGAAGAAATTACTACCACATTCATTGATTTAGAAAACAGATTAAGTCCTGTGCAACTAGCGACATTTAGAACTTTAAAAGAAACAGACGAAAAAATCAAATATCTAAATGCGTTACTGTACACACCACATCCATTTTGGGTATTGTTTTTGCGTTGGAATAAGCGTATAGAAGGAACTGGTGTTTATAATAAAGCAGTTCCTAAAGATTGTTTTTGGACGCCCAATGCCAAGCATTTCCCTACACTAGTTGAATTTATTAAAACTTTACCCTTTGAAGGAATAGGTCGTGTTATATTGTTTATGACTGAAGCCAACAATAAAACTGTTCCACACTACGATGTTTTAAATGAAGAACAACGAGCAGAAAAATCACACGATGATTTTATATGGTTCACTACTAAATCGAAATCAAAAGGCATTTATGTTATGAATGGTGAATCGTTAGAAAAGATATACCCGGATGCTGATAAAAGATTTATATGGTGGAATGAAATGGATTACCATGGTACTGATCCTGTTAGTCATTTTAGTTTTAGTATCAGGATCGATGGCAAATTTAAACCCGAAGTACGAGAAGCACTTATAAAGGATTAAGCGTTCTATTCCAGAATGTATTAATAATAAGACGGTCTTGCTTATTACTCCATTGCTCGAAAAATTGTTTATAATAGCTCATGGCTTTAGCTTTACTAACAGTAGGAAATGGTTCCCAACTTAAAATATCAAAGCCAGCATCGAACAATTTCTCGGTAAATGAGTTTCTATCAACACCATCCCAGTCTGGATTATTTCCAAAATTCTTTTCTAATATTTCTAAACTTTTCCAAACTTCTATATAATCAATGCTTGTGCTGGTAGGATTACCAATTTTAACACGCCATACTAAGTCTCCGTTCTTAGCAGACTCTTCAAATATTTTGTTATGTGCCGACCATTCAGATGTTAAATCAGCTGTTTGCTTTCTAATATTCATGCCCGATTTCGATAGCGATGGATCAAAATAATTTTTATAAAACGATTCGTTATCATCTAAGTGTTGTACCCACAAGTATCGGATAGCCCAAGGTCCTGCATTATCAGGCGTTATAAGTGCATCCATTTGTTGGCCAGTTTGTTTGCCAAACAAACGTTTTGGTGTTATCTTCATAGCGAATATTTTTGTTTATGAACAGCCCAATCTTCCTCGGACAAATGATCGATATTGATCCTATAAAAATTACGAATATATTTCTTTGTATCAAACGTCAGCGCAGATCTAGCGTGTAAAAAAGTCCAGTTATCATAAATTGCAATATCATATAAATCCCATTTATGATGATATTTTAAATTTTCAATCTGTTGTAAATGAAATAACCATTGTCTAATTAAAAAACAATGTCCTTGCAATTCTCCATCAATCTTTACATCCTTAATCCACGCATTGGTTAGTGGTCCCCAGTTATAATAATTTAATCTTAAAGATTCTTTTCCAGTTATCGGATGTATCTTTAACATATCATGTTCTTGTAGATCCGTACCTTCATCGTACCAACTTTGTTGTATAACTTTAGTTATTGGTATCAGTGCTGTCATCTCTGGAGTAAGATAGTTTATACCTTCTTCTAAATTTAGCCATCTAGTTATTCCTGATACTTCGGGATTTGGGTTTTCAGTAATCCAAAGACTTCTAAATGGGAAAGGCCTGTAGGACCTGTTTGGAATATCAGAATGCCATGGCATTTCACGCTCATCGATTGCTGTTATATTTTTATTATTAAACGGGCTGATGAATAATGGGCCATGTTTAGTATTGACTGGTTCTATAGATTCTCTCGAATAAGCGTATTCAGGACCATTCCATGGCCGGCCAAACATTAATGAAAATAAAGCGTATTCTTCTTTGGTAAATTGCACTTGTTTAAAAAAAATTAATTTTCTTTCATACATTAAATTGCGCCAGTAGTCAGCAGAATATTCAAAAAATTCTTGAGGAGAATCTAAATAAATTTTAGATCCCCAGTTGTCATGTATATTTTCAATTCTCATGATAATCTTGCATCTATGATAAAATTAATTCTAGGTGTATTACTTTTGTTTTCTAACCAATGTGGCACGTGGTTGTTGACCCAGTATAAACAATCCTGATCTAAAATACATTCTTCGTCTTGAATAACAAATAAATTTTCAGGAGCGGCTGTAATTGTGAAATGAAATCTGTCGTAGTAACTAAAATATTTACCCTCGTCTGTATGCAAATCTACCTTTTTGTTAGCAGATAATTTACTAGCAAAAATTCTGCCAAACTCGATACGGTTGGCCTCTGTTTCTTTAAGTGCATTTTCTAACCAATCTACAGTTTTTGCAAATACTGGTATTTTAATTAAATCGGAATCTGTTACGTCCATGTGTTGGTTTGATTGAATAGTATCATATTCTTTAGGCAAGTCTTTTAGATAACGTAATGGAAAACTTTCAGTGTGTCTTAACGCCTGTGTAATCGTCTGACGATGTGTTGTTAGTTTCCACAAATAATCGTTTGCAGGGTTGGAAAAATATTGACGCAATTCTTCACCTAGCTCAGTCGAGGAAGATAATTTAAACATATTTAAATCATCGTTAAACAATTTAAAAGGGCTTACCATATTCATAAGTTACCTCCTTTCGGCAACTGGGTTCTATATTTTTGTTTTAAAAAAGTACAACGTACAATAGTATCTGTCGGCAATAATATGCGTCCAAACAGTACTTGCCAATAATTGGTATATATACATCTGGTTCTGGATGGAACAATTATTTCATCAAAATAATCATAACGTTCACTTGCTTCAGGACTAAACGCAAACCTACGTAAAAGTTTTGCGTGTTTTCCAGACCACAACGTGTAAAATTTTAATCGGCCTTGTGCTTCATTATAAGCCATGGCTGCATCTAATAATGGACGAACGAATTCTTTATTGTTAGCTGATCGTATTATAGTGCCGTACCAACATGCTTCATCTGGACTCATGTAAAATGATATAAGAGATTTTATGCTACCGTCTTCATCCTGCAATCCTAATGCTTTGTAACTGTGTAACCCTGACAAGTAAGTTTCTACAAAACTTCTATGATGAATTTCTTCTATAGGATTTTTATCAGTAGGTACAAAATAATTAGCATGTAAATCTGTACCCATATAATTCTTTGTATAAAATAATGGACGTACAAGTTCGCTATGTGTAGAATCTAACTCTATAATTTTCATGCTTGTCCTTTTAATTGCTTTATTACTAAATCGTATGGTATTCCGTCTATACTAGATTCTAAACGTTTAACTTGGTCAACACCTATGTCCTTGTACGCAGTATAATTAAATGCTAATAAACTCTCAAATCCATGTGTTTTTGTTTTTGGTCTAGTTTTGTATAACGTAGATAAAATTGCGTTTTTGCTACTAGCCGAGTTTAGTTTATAATTGTATCTTGTAGAAACAAGTTCTTTAATTTTTGGATGCTCTAACCAGTATAACAATAATTCAGGAGTATAGCTAAACCATTCATTGACTAACGGCACATTAAACTTTTCAGTAAACCTCATTGCACTGGCATCTTCATTTTCTCTAAATGTATAGTACCAAAAACTATCATTTAAATTTACTTGGCGAGTTAATAATGCTTCTCCGCCCATTACAGCCGGTGCACCTAATTTTAAAATATTATGGTATACCATTATGTACGTTAGCTGGGTGCATTGTATTTGTTTACCGAATTCCGTTGCTTCTCCGGAATAGTAAAAATCATGTACATTGAAATCTATAATATCTAATTTAACACCTAGTTCTTGTGCGATTGCTTGCGCTTCTGCAACTTCCCCAGTATTATAATTATTTTCAAATCTAAGAGCTACACATCTAGGTTTAAACCCGTTGTGTATAAAATTACGTAAAACTATTTCGCTGTCAGTACCTCCAGACAAAAATAGAACTAAATCATTGCCCAAATCTTTACGAACTAGTTCTGCGGTTCTATGCAGTTCATCGACATACGAACTATTAGCATATCTGTCCAGGTCGACAGATCCTACCGTCACTGAATATTTTTCAACGGAATTTGTTCTGTAGCCATACGCTTTATCTCCTATACTGTAAGATAAATGATTTTTATAAGTAAAATCCATTAAAAATTTAACCCTACTTCTTGTATTCTTTTTTCTAAATCTTCTATGCTTGGGTTGGGCGCAAACTTAGTCTGTATAATTAATCTAAAATTC